ACAGGACTTGTTTAGGGTAGGTCACAATCCCGGTATCTTAGCAAGGTATCAGGCTGCGACTGAGAAAGATAGGTTGAAAGGCATTCGCCATTATCGCGAAATGTTTTACTTATCTACTCTTACACCCGAAGACAGTCTTGTCGAAACTAATATGCGTGATGAGATTATAACAAATAGAGGATCGTATCTGTATCATGCCGTGACTGTTCCTGGCGACTGTGGATCTGTCCTAGTAGCTAGAAGCACGAGCATAACCCAAAAGATTGTAGGTATACATATTGCTGGTTTGATGGGCGTCGTCGAGGGTATCTCTGTTAGTATTACGCAACAGATGATTGTCAAGATGATGTCTCATTTTAAATCTTCATCGCAGTATGGACATGCCATTGTACCTTTTGATGTCAGAAGTGATATTTTAAGAGAAAATGGTACGTTCCAACTGCATGGAACAAAGGTTGGTGTGCGTATCAATGGTAGTGTTAAAACTGCTATGACGCGTTCTGCCGCCTTTGGAGCACTTTGTGTATCTCCTAATAAACCTGGATATTTGAGGCCATTCGTTAACTCACAAGGTGAGCGAATTGACCCCATGAAATTGCAACGTTCGAAATATGGTGTTGTTAGACCGTTTGTCACTTTTTCGAGAGTGCAAACTGTTTATGAGGCTATGACTGTTTTCTATCATCGAGAGTATCAAAATACACCCGAGTGGTACAAGCAGCCGTTATCTCTGGAGGAAGCTATCATCGGTATCGATGGTGATCCCTTCATAAACGCTATAAATCGTCAAACCGCCCCTGGATATCCCTATACCTTTAATAAACCTAAGGGTACTGTGGGAAAACAAGGTTGGTTTGGAAAGGAAATGGAATATGACTTAACAAACTCTCATTGTCTTCAGTTATTAGACGATGTCGAACAGTTAAAGCTTAGCATTTTGGATAATGTGCGCCCCGAAGTTATCTGGATAGATACACTAAAGGATGCTAAAATTCCTATTGCGAAAGCTGATATTGGTAAGACTCGTTTATTCACTGCATGCCCCATGCATTATAGTATTGCTTTTAGACAATATTTTCTCCCGTTCATTGCACACGCTATGAGGAATCGCGTAGATAACTCTCTAGCCGTTGGTATTAACCCTACCTCTGTGGAATGGACCAAGCTTGCACAGCGTCTTCAACGCCAAGGCTCCAACGTAATTGCAGGAGATTATTCCAATTTTGATGGAACTCTACCTGTCCAATACGTTGAAGTTGCCGTGAAGATCATGTGCGACTGGTTACTTGTTAACTGGGAAAATATAGTCAAAGCAAATCGTAATGTGGTATGCAATCGAAATTTAACTAAAGAACAATTTTTCGACTTCATATATAA